ACGTTACTGCCGCTGTAGACGGCGCTGTGGCTACTCTCCAAGAGCAAATAGCCGCTCTGCCCGCTGGCGCTTCGCCCACAGAGGTACAGACCGCTATTGACACCGCTATTGCCGGTATTGAATTCCCTGCGGGCTTAACGGCTGAAGATGTGCAGAGCGTAGTCGATACAGCCGTTAGTGGCATTACTTTCCCAGAGTCAGTAACGTCGGAGCAGGTGTCGTCAGCGATCTCAGATGCTGTCACCGACTTAGCCTCTACTGCTGACGTTACTGCCGCTGTAGACGGCGCTGTGGCTACTCTCCAAGAGCAAATAGCCGCTCTGCCCGCTGGCGCTTCGCCCACAGAGGTACAGACCGCTATTGACACCGCTATTGCCGGTATTGAATTCCCAGCAGGTCTAAGCTCTGAGGATGTAAGCTCTATCGTAGACACAGCTATCGGCGGCATTACTTTCCCTGAGGGCCTGAGCGAAGCAGAGGTCTCTACCATCGTGGATACAGCCCTCACAGGGGTCGCCACTACCGTAGACATGAACAACGCTATCGACGCCGCCGTAGAAGGTCTTAATCAGGCCATCGCGGACATCCCAGAGGGCATGACTGCTGTAGAGGTGGGAGAGATTGTAGACGCCTCTATCGCCAGTATCGAGTTCCCTGAGTCTGTTACTAACGAGCAGATGACCACAGCGATCTCCAACGCCATTAGCGGCATTCAGTTCCCAGAGGGTCTGACAGCCGAAGACGTGGCGCAGGTGGTCTCTAACTCAGGCTTTGCTACTCCAGAGAACGTAGCTGAGTCTATCGCCAACGCTGGCTATGTAACTCCAGAGGAGCTAGGCAGTGCCCTAGAGACCGCAGGGTTCTCTACTCCTCAAGACGTGGCTGACGCTATTGCCGCCGCAGGGTACTCTACTCCAGAGGATGTTAACGCCGCTATCGCCAACGCTGGGTTCTCTACTCCAGAGGACGTAGCCGCCGCCATAGCCGCCGCAGGGTACTCCACACCAGAAGACATTGCTAACGCCGTCGCTAACGCAGGGTACGCCACCCCAGAGGATGTAGCGTCTGCTATTGCTTCTGCTGGGTACGTCAACCCCGAAGATTTAGCATCAGCGCTAGAGAACTCAGGGTTTGCTTCAGCAGATAGCCTTCAGACCGCACAGGAGGCCATTGACGGGCAAATAGGCGATCTTGAGGCTTCCCTACTGGAAACACTCGCAAACAACGCACAGGGCAGTACAGACGCTCTCACGGACGCTGAGGCCCGTCTGCTAGAATCTATCTCTGGTGTCGAGGCAGATGTCCTCCAAGAATTAAGCCAAACCACCGAAGGCTTCAATCAAGCTATCGCCGACATGGACGTAAACTTCCAAGAGGCTCTATCCGGTGGGCTAGAAAGCGTACAGACTTCCTTGATGGAGACGCTGGAGTTATACAACACAGGACAGGGAGAAGCCCTCTCTGCCGCCGAAGCTCGCTTGTTAGAGTCTATAACTGGTGGCGACGCCGCTACCCTACAGTCAATGAGTGAGAACGCAGAGACTTTCAATCAAGCTCTTGCCGACTTAGGTGTTGACATTACAGACGTACAGACTAACCTAGGCGACCGCATCAGCACCCTCTCCGGAGACGTGTCCACAGGATTCGAGACAGCGGCAGAGGAGCGTCAGGATCTCATGGAGGCCCTTACTGCTGTCGAGCTAGGCCAAGCAGAGGCACTGACGGACGCACAGGCCGCTTTACTTGCAGAGATCACAGGCGGTGACGCCGCTACGCTTCAAGAATTAAGCACAGTACAGGGTGCGCTAGAGGGCGAGCTAGAGACACTAGGTACTAGTATCGGTGACGTAGAGGCTGGCCTTACAGAAGACATAGCGGCGTTCCAAGAAGAGACCGTCAGTGGTTTTGAGCAAGTAGGTGAAGACATAGCCTCCTCTGAAGATCGGATGACTACCCTGTTCAACCAAGGGTTAGAGTCTGTAGGCGGTGACATCAACGCACTCGCACAGCAGTCTCTTGACCAGTACGGCTCGCTACAGGATACACTGGCTAGTCAAGCCGAAGGGCAGGCTGAAGCGCTAACCGACACGGAAGCCCGTCTGCTCCAGAACATGACAGGCATTGAAAGCTCTGTCCTACAGGAACTCTCTACAGTACAGGGCGGTCTTGAGAACGCGCTTAGCGATGTAGGGATGGACATTGAAGGTCTCGCTGGCGATGTGGACTCTCGCATAGGTGACGTAGAGACCGCTATGGGTTCCGGCTTCGAAGGCGTGGCTGAACAGTTCGGACAGGTCCAAGGGGATCTCGAAGGACTAGGTGCTGGCATCGCGGGGCTGGGCTCAGGCTTAGCCGGTGTGGGCTCCGGATTGCTCAGCGGCTTAGGACAGCTAGGTGCCGGTCAGCAGGCGCTACAGCAAAAGATCAGCGCACCGAAGTGGGAAGACTTCTACACCGGAGACATCTCCGCTGGACGTAGAGACTTCCAGAGTCAGTACATAGGACAACCACAGCAGAGTAACGCAGTAAACAACCTCAATCAAATGATCGGACGTAGCCTAGAGATGTCGCCAAACACTCAAGGTATGTTCGGAAACCTCCAAAACAAGGGCTAAATACATGACATACTTAGACATCATCAACGGCGTCCTACGTCGTCTCCGTGAAGAGACGGCGGTGAATGTAACTGAGACGGAGTACGTCACTATGGTAGGCGACTTCGTAAATGACGCGAAGCGTATCGTAGAGGACTCCTACCAGTGGGAAGCCTTACGCGAGACTTACATCTTCAACACAGTAGCCAGCACCGATACCTACTCATTGACTGACATGGGCAACCGTGCTAAAATTGTAAGTGTTTACGATCAGACCTCCAAGTACGAGTTGAGAGACCTTCCACGCTCTAAGATTCGAAGCCAGAAGCTAGCGAATCCCTCAGAGACAGGCACTCCTCGGTACTACGGCTTTAACGGATTAGACAGCAACGGCGATACCAAGCTACAGCTTCACGCAACCCCCGACGGTGTTTATTCAATGAATGTTTTAGCTGTCGTCCCTCAGGCTGATCTCTCAGTAGGAACCGATGTAGTCTTAGCCCCTGCGTCTCCCATCATCCACCTAGCACTAGCTATGTTGGCGAGAGAGCGCGGAGAGACAGGCGGTACGTCTACAGCAGAGTATTTCCAGATGGCTGATAAGTACCTACGCGATGCTATCGCAGTAGAAGCGGCCCGACACGAAGACGAACTCATCTACTATACGGTGTAACCTATGGCGCAACCCATTCAACAGCTTTCTCTCGTAGCTCCAGCCTTCCGTGGCTTGAACACGCAGGATAGCCCTATCGACATGGACCCTACGTTCGCTCTGGTAGCGGATAATTGCGTGGTCGATGAGAACGGTCGTCTAGGGGCTCGTAAGGGTCAAACTCTACTGACAACCGATTCGACTGCCTTGGGTACAGGCAAGATAGAGTCTCTCTGTAGGTTTAGCGCCCGCTCAGGCACTGATTACTTTTTTAGTGCGGGAGACAATAAGATATTTCAAGGGGATGCTGTCCTAACCGACGTGACTCCCGCAGGCTTAGTCATTACCGCCAACCATTGGAAAATAGAGCCTTTTAACGACAAGCTGTTTTTTTTCCAGAAAGGGCACATACCTCTGGTTTTTGACGAGGCAACTAACGTACTCCAGAAGGTAGAAGACTACCATACTACAGGAACTATAGCACCACAGGCTAACGACGTTATCGCCGCTTTCGGACGACTCTGGGCCGCAGACGTAGCAGGCAACCGCCATACTCTGTATTGGTCAGACACGCTCATAGGTGAAACTTGGTCGGGACACTCCTCAGGCTTTATAGACCTTACTACCGTGTGGCCTTCTGGTTACGATAACATAGTAGCCTTAGCCGCTCACAACAACTACTTGGTTATCTTCGGAGAGCAGTCTATCCTGATCTACGAGGGTGCTGAAGATCCAGCCACTATGGCCCTCGCTGACAGCATCGTCAACATAGGCTGTGTTGGGCGGGATACTATTAAGAGTATTGGTACGGATTTGCTGTTCATGTCGCGAGAGGGTCTGCGCTCTCTCGGTCGTACCATTCAAGAGAAGTCAGTAGCCATCGGCATACTGTCACGTAACATTCGAAGCGAGTTAGTAACCTCTCTTGTCTCTGTAAACTCTAACGACATCCAATGTACTTTCATAGCAGAAGACAGTCTGTACGTCGTGTCGTTTCCAAATCGTCAGATCGCCTACGCTTTCGACGTGCGCCAGCCGCTAGAAGATGGGTCTTTCCGTGTAACTCGATGGACTACTATTAGCCATAGCTGTTATTTCTCTAACGGAGACGGCATTACCTACATAGGAAGTTCGGACGGTATTGGATACTACGGAAACTACTACGAAAAAGGTGCGGCCTATAACCTGTACTATCAGTCACCGAAGATGAGCTTTGGCGATACGTCACGGCTCAAGATGATTAAGAACATCTCAGCTATCTTTATCGGCGGTGGCGTAACCCCTGTTATCTTGCGCTGGGGTTACGGCTTTGACGGCTCTTTCAAGAGTAGGACATTCAACATCACTTCTGGCTCTTCCGTTGGTTACTTCGGAGAGTCGGAGTTTAACGTAGCGGAGTTCTCAGTAGGAGCCACTACGGACACGTTCAACGCTAAAGGTAACGGTAGCGGAACTATCATAAACATCGCCCTAGAAGCTAAGATCAGCGGTGTTGCGCTGTCGGTACAGGGCTTTAACTTACAAATACTAATGGGGAAAATCACCAATGGCTGATTATATCACGTCTATTAACTTTACGGCTAAGGACTCACTGCCATCCGGTGATCCTCAGAAAATCATTAAAGGTACGGACTTCCAAACAGAATTCGATGCGCTAGCTGTAGCCTCTGCAACTAAGGCCGACTTAGCATCGCCCACTTTCACAGGGACCGTAACCGTTCCTAACTTAACCGTATCAGGCACCTTTAGTGCTACAGTAGACGGAGGTACCTACTAATGGTATACGACACAGACGACATTATGAACATGGCGGGAGCTGGTCAGGGCTTTAACGCCAACTCTTTAATAGAGGGGCTGATGGGCGCTGGCGGAGCAGTCGGCGGCGGTCTCTTAACCAAACACGCTTACGACAAGTTAGGCGGTATCGGCGACACTGCAATGGATCAGATGGGTGCGCTAGGTCAAGAGCAACTACAGCAGACAGCGTTCAAGCCATACAGCGTAACTACAGCTACAGGCTCACAGTTCGGCGTAGATCAGAGCGGCGGTCTTACTCAGACGCTATCCCCAGAAGAGCAGGCTCAACAGCAGATGCTCATGGGACAGGCCACTAACATGTTCGGGCAAGCGTCGGCTCCTATGGCAGAGACAGAGCAGAATGTCTTTAATCGTATGATGGCCCTACAGAATCCAGCAATGGAGCGTGAACGAGCGGCAATGGAGAACAGGCTGTTAGCACAAGGACGCCTCGGCACCTCTTCTAACCTCTTCGGCGGGACTTCGCCAGAGATGCTTGGCTTCCAGACGGCTCAAGCTGAAGCGCGTAACACAGCGGCATTGCAGGCTATGCAACAGGCGCGAGCGGATCAGATGCAACAAGCTAACCTAGCCTCTGCGTTCCAAGGTGCTACATACGTACCGCAGGCGCAAGGTCTAGCGGCCTTCCAGCCTTCGCTGACTACTAGCGGATTGGCACAGCAGGGTCAGATCCAAGGCGCTAACCTCTACGGCGATGCAATGTCTAGCGGACTAAGCGCACAGCTTGGTGCGGCACAAGGTCAAGCTAACCTAGCAGGTAATTTGGGGTCTTCGATGCTGAATAGCTCTATGGAGACAGCTTCTGGAGATAACGGGTGGGTTAACGCCATCGGTGACGTACTCGGCTCGATATTCGACTAAGGATTAAGACATGGCACGATTAGATGCAGGATTGACACAGGGGCTGATGAACCCGACGTACCAGAAAGAGCTAGGCCAAGTAGGTGGTATGCTTGGCGGCATGGGCGGTAAGATGCGTCAGACACGTCAGGACAAAGAGAAGGCGCAAGGCATGGCAGGCATGACCACAGAGGGGCTGTTGGCCGCTCAGCGCGAAGCCGCCTCTACACCCGCCGAGGCTATCTCTGCTGGACTGGCTCAAGAGCAATTCGGACAACAGCAAGACACCCGCAAGAAAGCTGAACGTAAGGACAAGGACCTTAAGGCTAAGGAACAGGCAAAGGCTCGCTTGAGCGCTATGGGCACTCGTAGAGACATTCTACTGCGTTCCGGCAAGGCAGAGGAGGCGGCGGCCATCCTAGAGGGCATGGAAGAGATTTCCGTAGGCGCTGGCGTGGAATTAGGTCAATACATTGGCGCAGTCCAGAAGGATGATCGGTATAAGGCCGTAGGCGGTAGCATCTTCGACAGCAAGACCGGTCAGTTTATCAATAATGACACCGGAGAAGTTGAAGACAGCGACTCCATGAACGAGAATGAGTTCGCCCAGCGTATCTATCAGAACAAAGAAGCATACACTCCAGAGTCTTGGGCGGCGTATTCTAAGAACATCACAACAAAAGGTGCTCGAAAGGCCGCTGAAGGTTTAATTCCCGTAGACGTCGCGCGTGAAGCCGAAGTGGCCTCTGCGCAGGTCGTCGCTGACTCCCGCCGTAACATAGACAACATCGACAAGCTCATCAGCATGGCCCCTAACGGTCAATACGAAGCAGTAGGACAGGCTGTGTTCTCTTGGGTTCCTTACTCTGAAGAGCAGTCGGTAGACAACGCCGTAGACACCCTCAAAGCTAACGTGGCGTTTGACCGCTTACAGAAGATGCGAGATAACTCTAAGACGGGCGGTGCCTTAGGACAGGTGAGTGAGAAGGAATTGAGGCTGTTAGAAGCTAACTTGGCGTCACTAGATCCCACCAGCCGCGAGTTCAAGAACAACCTAGAGACCGTTCGCAGGACCTATGAGCGAATCATAGACATCGAGCAGGGGCCCGAAGGGGGCTCTTTGAATTACGTCTCCGGTAGCGGTGGTGTTCTCTATTGGGTGGACCCAGAGACAGAGTTGGTCTACGACTACGCAACCGGTACTTTGGTACAATAAGGTATTTAATATGACTCGCGAAGAAATCTTAAAGAAGGCAAGAGAGCAACGGTCGCAGTCGTCTGGAGTAGCCTCAGGGGCTCCTGTAGATCCTAAGACCGTGGATGACATCCGCAAGACAGCCCGCCAGCAGAGAGGAGCAGGACAGCCTCCTGCGGCTCCCGAACAGGCCCCACAAGAGTCGTCAGCCTTTGGCGACGCTCTGAAGCGCTCTGCCGTAGGTGCTATGGGTCCGGCGGGAAGTATCCTAAACATCCTCGGCCTGACAGATACAGCAATAGGCGCAGGCGAGGCAGGTCTTACTATGGGAACCAGCATGTTAGCGGAACCTGTAGCAGGCATAGCTGGATTAGGCGCGGCGGCACTGGGAGGTGCTGAAGCAGGAGCGAACACCGTGGAGGCCGTCCGTCAAGGAATGGCCTACCAGCCTAAGACTGCGGAAGGACAGGCGTCTCTGGAAGGTATAGGCGGTGCTCTTGCTCCGATAGGTAACGCCCTAACAGCCACTAGTGAGTTCTTAGGAGATACCGCTTACGACATCACAGGCTCTCCAGCTATTGCTACTACCTTTTATACCATCCCAGACGCGGCTTTAGAGGTTCTAGGCGCAGGGGTGATAGGCAAGAGCGCACGGGCTTCTCGAGTAGCTAAGCAGACCAAAGAGGTCGAGGCCGCTACAGAGGTCCTACAAAACCCTGAGATGCTTGTAGCCAACCCTATGGGCGCACAGTGGAAGCTGGACGAAGCAGGCGTAGCAGTCCCTAATACAACTGGCCGTAAGCTGGTAGACGACGGCGTAGCCTCTGGAGCAGACGCGGCGCTAATCACTAACAGCAACAAGACAACTAAGACGCAGATGGAGGCCATGACTCAGGCGTTCAACCGTAGATCACAGAGCGACCCCACAGGCCTCTCCCCTAATCAAGTAATCGGAGTCAACGCCGCTAAGGCCTTGGACGAGGCCAACAAGGCACGTCGTGCTGTAGGCGCTAAGATTGACGAAGTAGTGCAAGGACCCGCAGGCAAAACCCCTGTGAACATTAAGCCCGTTATGTCGCAGTTCTATGACTCCCTTACAGAGCTAGGTATCCGCCCTAACGTAGACATGAGTACCGGAAAGGCCTACTTAGACTTCCGTGGCAGTCAGTTAGATTTTGACACCTACAAGGGTGCGCAGAGGCTCCTCAATGACGGTTTCCAGATGACTAACTATAAAGGTGTTCCTACGCTGGCAGACGCCCACCGCATGAAGAAGGCCTTAGATGATCTTCTCGATGCTAAGAAGCTAGAGCAGGGTGGTCAGTTAGGTAACATGGAGCGTAAGCTGTTGGACTTGCGTACTGGCCTCAACGAAGCCGCCTCGCAGGTAGAAGCATACCGCAGTATTAACGCCCAGTACGGAGCACTCCGTGAAGGCCTCTCAGCGTTCGATAGCTACCGCCCTGCGGGTACTTCGTGGGATTCCACTAACGTGGCTAACAACGTAGGCTCAGCTATGAAGTCAGCCTCCGCTGACACAGCCAACGTAAACAACATGTTACAAGGCCTTACTAACCTCAACGAAGCCATGCGCGGCGCAGGAGCTAAGCCATTCTCTGTGGACGTAGCCGGTCTAGCTCGCTATAACGACTTCTTGAATGGCCTCTGGTCTAACTCAGTGATCGCCTCAAGCCCTAAGACGGGTATGTTCAGAGGAGCCGCTAAGAACGCTCAGGGAGCCGCTATCTCCGCTATGGTAGGTAACAAGTTCGGCGTAGCTAATAACGTAGCTGGGCTGATACAAAGCGGCGTGGACGCTAAGATAGCCGCACAGGCCGCAAAGAGAGCACAACAACAGCAGGCGCTTGTATTACGCGCACTGAAGAACTAAGGGGGCCGTTGTAGCTTAGCGGCGGACATTATTATGAATCAAAAGGACAGAGAATACATGGAGAAACTGGACATTAGGCTTAGGGGTGTAGAAACGTCCGTAGCTGTCAGCACTCAGAAGCTGGATGACTTTCAAGGTGTCATAAAGTTTGGCATCGGTGTCCTTTTAACACTAGGGATTAGCTTCGCTGGATATGTCGTATTAGAGATTAGGAACGTGGATAGTAGGCTAATATCCGTAGAGAGGCAGATATAATGGGGATTATTGAGCTAATAGGTGGGATCTTCAAGCCTGCCGCAGAGTTAGTAGATGAGCTACACACCTCTGAAGAGGAGCGGCTGAAGCATAAGGAGAGATTGCTAGAGGTGCAGGCGATTGCCATGCAGACAGTCTTTGAGTACGAATCGGACACCCTACAGGCTAGGGCCGCTATCGTAAACTCAGAGGCGCAGTCGGACCATTGGATCGTAGCCTCATGGAGACCGATAGTAATGCTGACGCTCACGGCTCTGGTCGTAGTGGATAGCTTTGGATGGTTGGCCAACCCGCTCAGCGGCGAGGCGTGGCTGTTACTTCAGATTGGACTAGGGGGATATGTAGTTGGTCGTTCTGGGGAGAAGATAGCGAAGACCATCAAACAGGTTTAGAATAAAACCCGACAAGGAAAGTATTAGCCCCTAAGGAGAGATCCCTAGGGGCTTTTTTATTGTTATGCTTCTGTCTGCATCTCACATCGGTAGGTCGCTACCATAACTTCGGGGTTTCTGCGCTTAAGGCTGGCTACAGCCATAGCTCCAACCTGCTCGCAGACCTCTGCATCCTTAGGTTCGAACTCAGCGACGGGCTTCATTACAGCTACGTTTTGGTAGTTCAGTGCGTATATTACTAGGACGATCTTAATCATTTTATTCCTCCGGCAGTTGCCATACAAATGCTACAAATAAAGCCACAAAGGTCCAGATGAACGCAGTGAGGCCGTGCATAAAAAGTTCCATTACTACTCCGCGTACTTGCTCAGCACATGAGCGCCTGCGCCCTTAGGTGGTCGGTTGTCATAGACGTTACCTGCCTCGATGGCGTCCACCAAGATAGCAAGAGAAGCCATGGCATGTGACAGGTGGGTGTTGCCGCTGTCGGGGTCGATGTCCTCTCCGTCCTGCCAAGCCATAAGGTGGCGCAGGGTAGCGCCTAGGTATGTCTCAGCTTCTACGGTGAGGGTGCGCCAGTTGAACGCTCCGTACTTGCGAGCGCCCTCCTTGAGGCCCATAGCGATAGCCGCCATAGCAGGGGCGGGGACCAAGTGCAGAGGCACCTTCTTGTCTCCGTATGCCTGCTTAGGGTTTACACCTACAGGCTCCAGAGGCTCTAGCTCTAGCTTAGGGGCTGGCTCCTTGAAGCCGTCGTAGTAGTGCGTATTAGTGGACGGTTCCATCGAAGTCCTCCTCTGAGGAGCCTAAGTAGCGCTCCAGTATAGACATCTTAGCCAACTCTAGGAGCATGACGAGGTGCGCCGCCTCCTCTAGGTTAGAGCCTAGGGAGATGCCGTAGTCGTCAAGCTGTATGACCACTGCATCCACGGTGCTATGCTGTTCTTCCATAGCGGGGAGAGTCACCTGCTCCAGAAACTGCTCTAGGCAATCCTGCGCTGTTGGCTTCTCTGCCTCCTCACCCTTACCAAACTTACCTTTGATTATGGTCATGTTAGTCCTCCAGATACTCGATGATTTCCGTAGCGTTGCTGACCAGATGTGACCGCAGAAGCTCTATTAGCTCCTCTGTCGAAATCTTAGACAGCTCCACTATGTCTGCGGGTTCTGCGCCGCCAGCCAATCCATCCATTAGTTCGTCAATACTAGGCATTAGTCTACTCTCCGAATCTTAGAGCCAAGGTCCATAGGTACAGCGTGTGGCACGCCGTCGATTACTACGCCGCATCCGATGACGGGCTTCTTCTTGAAGTGCTTGCCGTAGGCGAAAGCGAGGTGCCGTTGGTTGACACCACAGCCTACCGCTAAGCCCCACACTAACTCTTGGTCGGTCGCAGTGTAGCTTACGCCGAAGTTACTGTGGTTGTGGCCCGTGACGGTACAGCGCATACGCTCCTCAGCATCCTTGCGGAAGCCGTTGACGCCGCCAGCGGTCTCACCGTGGTGGTAGAGTACGCCGTCGATGCTCACACTGTCCTGTACGTCCCAGCCCTTAGGAAGGCCGTAGATGTCCGCTAAGGGGCGCATGAAGATAGAGGGCTCCATGCCGATCTTGCGCAACTGACGCGCTGGGATGCGGTCGTGGTTGCCTTGGATGAGGGTTGCTCGTGGGAACGCCTTGAACCACGCTTGGGCGCGTTCTTGAGCGGCTTGAACCTCACCAGTTACTCCGGTAAGCATCGGCTCTGAGTCATGAAAACTGAGCGCGTGGTGGTCGATGAAGTCACCGATGTGAATGACTCGGTTACACTTGTACTGCTTCTTGACGGACTGACAGAACTCAAGGTAGCCCTCTAGCTCGTAGGGCAGGTGAGTGTCGCCGATAATCATTACCTTACTCATTACTTAGTCTCCTTGCGCGCTTGGCGCTCTTCATTCGTCTTTGTCTGGTGGCAGGGCTTACACATGATGGTAAGACCGTCTGCTTCGCAGAACATGTTAGACACAAAACGCGGAAGGTCCTCGTAGCCCTTTAAAGAGCCGCAGGGTACTGTATGCTCGACTTGAACGTCCTTATCTCTGAACAGTCCGGCACACGCGGAGCACTTGTAGCGTACTCCCTCTGGCGTTATTTGCTTGGCGTTCCCCTTGGCTTGATGCTTAACGGGGTACTTCATAAATGCAGACCGGAGCGCTGACCTGATGAAGCTCCAGTAGCGAGCCTCGGTCCACGTCTTGCCTGCGCGGGTTCTAGGAACTAGCTGACGGGGCATCCCAGACCTCCCCTGTTTCTCTACGTATCCATAAACAGCGACCAATGTGCTGTAACCACTTATCGACCACAGCTTCGCGGTCGTCAGGGCACATACCCACCTTGTCATAGCCCGCTAGATAAACGTCTCTGACATAAGCGTACATCTCTGCTGGGCTGTCTAGCTCGTATAGAGGCTCGATGACCTTCTGGGTGGCCTTGACACCAACCATCTTGAACAATCCTGGGATGTGGTCTGTAGCGTCCCCTGTGAGCATTTGCTTATAGAAGAACGTGTCTGCGCTCTCTGGCGATACCATGTATACGCCTCCCTTCTTCCAGTTGTAGTGATAGCCCTCGATACCGTTTAGATCCTTGTCTAGTGTTGCGATACCGTGGCCTTGCTGTACGGCACCAATGCCTAACAGGTCGTCCGCCTCTTCGTTCTCCGACACGACAGCGCCCATGTGCTCGATCAGGTACTCTTTGATCGCTTTGATGTGACGTGGCTTACGGGCGTCCTTGCGGTTGCCTTTGTAAGGGTAGTCAGGGTGGGCGTAGTCGTTGCGGTAGTTGGTGGGGCCGGTGAGGTAAACTATCCCCTCCTTGGCCCCACAGTCGTCGAGGATGCGCTGTATCATTACCCGCGTAGAATGCAAGGCGAACGATACAGGGTCATCCTCAGAGGCGAACCCGACACTGTAGCAGATGATGTCCCCATCGACTCCCCATGTGTCGGGCCGTTTCATTAGAGCGCGTCGTCGAGTGAAGGTGCTCCGGTGCCTTCTTCTGGCTCGACCAACTTGTCGATCACCATGAACTGCAACCGTGCAGATACACCAGAACGTCCACCCATCTTCCACTCGATTGGCTTGAGCGCCGCGCGGACTACTGAGCCGTAACCTACGCGCTCTGTCATGCCCTCGAAGCTGTTGCCGTCAACATCCTTGGGGATGATGGGGAACTTAGACTTGCAGGTAATGAAGTTACCGCGCTCGTACTTGTCGCCGTCCTTGAAGCTGACCTTGATGCCAAGCTCTTCCAGCTTCTCTACTGCCGCGTCGGACAGGTTAGCGAGCTGTACGGTGTACTTGCCTGCCATGCTGTCCTCACGCTCAAGGTTAGGGAATGCGATAGTTGCGCGGATTGTTGCTGATTCATTGTTAACCATAATGTTTTCCTTTAAAAGTTATCCGATTAGTCGGGCTTTGTTAATGCCCACTTACATAGTAGCGGGCGTGTGGGTTGGTGTCAATGGGTTTCGGCCCATGTGTCACCGATCATGTACTCACCTTCCAAGGGGCACCGCATCTCGTACTGACGACCGGCCTCTCGTATGGCATTCCGAAAGACTACACCGACGCGCTCGGCATACTCCTCCGGTACTTCGACTTGGTACTCATCATGCACTTGAGCGACTAGCTTGTAGGGGTAGCGGTAGGCCGCTAACTTGTCTACAGCGATCACCAAGGCGCGCTTCATAACCAAGGCACCAGCAGATTGAAGCAGGGAGTTAAGAGCGGCGTGCTCCGAACGTACCCGTATCCGTCTGCCGTCCAGCGCCGGTACAGTACCCGACGATGCTATGCGCTGGACTTTGAGCAGAAGCGCTCGTAGTGCGGGGAGAGACTTAAGGAACTTAGCCTTGAGCTTAGCGCCCTCCTTGGCACCCCCACCAACGATGCTTCCGATCTTGGCGTCACCAGCACCGTACAAGAAAGCGTAGATGAAGGTCTTGGCGTCGTTACGTGACGGCAGACCTGCGGCCTCTTGGTTGTAGGTGTGGATGTCGCCGTGAAGGATCAGGTCCGTGTAGTCGCTGTCCTTCATGTAGTGGGCTAGCATACGAAGCTCTAAACCGCTCGCGTCGATGCCGACCAACTTGTGCCCGTCTGGGACGGTAAAGCAGGCCCTGTACGTTCCCTCGCTAGGGATCTGAGCCATGTTAGGGGATGAGTGAGTCATGCGGCCCGTAACGGCACCGTTTGTGTTCACACGTCCGTGGATGCGTCCGTCGTCCTTGACAGAATCGATCCAACTCTTGAGCATGCCGACGCGCTTCTGCATCGTCATGTAGTCCAACACCTTGGCGGCCTCTGGCACATGAGCGTTAGCCGCGAGGGTCTTGTCGTTGACGACGGGCTTACCCGTAGGGGTCTCCTCCGTCCACTTGGCACCCTTGTCGGCTAACCGCTCCGCTACTTGTTGGCGACTGCCTACGTTGAACACAGTCACCTTGTCTTTCAGTCGCTTGCCTGTCTTCTCGGACCAACGCTCTTCGACGATGGGCGGGAAGATGTGCTGAAGCTCAGCGGTGATTAGCCGCATGGCCCCGTCTAGCTCGCTGTAGATGTCGCAGGCGCGTTGCCAGTCGAGCATGAAGCCGTTGCGCTCTTGCACCGCTGTGATCTCTGCGACACGTAGCTCTAGCTTGCGGCTGTAGTCTGAGAAGCCCTCATCGTCCAGAAGGCCGACGATGTGCTCGTACACGTCGTAGGTAGCACGGCAGTCTGCGAGACAGTAGTCGATCATCTCCTGCGTCAGGCCCTTGTCGAAGTCTGCCGCCGCGAACTCATCCTTGAGTCGCTGACCGGCACGTAGAGCCCACTGCTTGAGAGAGTGGCCACCCTCAATGCTCGGGTCGTAAAGGCGACCAAGCAGTAAGGTGTCGATGATCTCTAAGCCGCGGGGCTCCCAACCCCATATCTCATACAGCCTCGGAAGGTCGAACCCCACCCCGTTGTGCATAATCAACGAAGTCGTCCCAAGCCGCTCCAGCGTTGCGGTTAGTTCCTCCGCTGAATACACCGCGATACTTTCGCCGCGTTCGTCGTAGATACCGACTACCCAGATATGGTCCCACTTTAGATTGGTCTCTATGTCCAGCACTGCTCTCATTCAGATCCTCCTCGACCCTACTTGTTTGTTGTTCTAGCACCAAGGCACCTATGCGGCTCATTCGTCCACCATCATCGCTTGCCGCTCTAGCTTGCGGATACGCGCCCGTAGATTATCGTTACTGGATTTGCGTATACAGGCACAAGCGACCCACACGAACACCCACACGCCAGTGATTAGCGTAAGGATTAAGTGTAGTAGGTGCATGTTCCCTTTGATCTTACTCTCTAGATCATTTGCTTCCAGTAGTAGTTGCGTTTTTGCTTGCATCGTTATGTCCTTTTTTAGTTCCGAATATCTTGTCCCAGTTGCTGGCAAACTTCTTGCTGTCTGTTGCCCGCTGGCTGGAGCCTTTACCGCCTTCACCAGTTAGTTGCTTCTTCATAGTTGCAGGTCTAACTGAGCCGTCTCGAAAGACAGACCAAGGATTGCCCTAGAGCGCCCGCTTGATGTGTCCACACCAACCTCGTCGATAGCTCCCATTTCTAGGAGTTCTTTGACTCTGCCGGTGATCTCGTTGATCGGCTTGTCCATTATGCGGCTAATGTCCTGTCGTGTCACTGCTTTATTGCGAATGATTACGTCTAGGACGTCGCGGCGCTTGCCTTTGATGGTGTTGACCATCTCGTTATAAGCGTTTAAAGAATTACTGTGCATAAAGCCTCCTAGTCAAATGCCATAAGTAATGCGCTTATTGCAGGCACGTTAGGGTCGTTTACTCGGTATTCATAAGAGAAGTGCGACAGCCTTAGGGCATTCACATAGTACCTCTCTTCGAACGCTTGATAGCAAACGTCTTGGTCTAAATAGCTTTCGGGAAGTCCAGAAAGCATCTCTATAAGCTGTCGATATGTCATACCACCTCCAAAACTGTAAAGAATGTCACAAGAACGATCGACGCTAGCAGTACCTCTGCCAGCCTGTCGAATCGGTTAGGGTCGTAGTTGAGCATTAAAGTGCTTCCTCCTCGTGTTCAATAGGTTCATGTTCGTGTAGGCGTCCGGTGTCACCATCGTACAGCAGGTGGCCAGCCGGTCCGGTTATTCCGCTGAAGCGGTTCTTGAGGACTCTTATATGGGTCGTGTTGCGATCCGTCTCATCCTCTGCCTGTCCGTTTCGCTCCAGACCAATTACGAAGTCTGAAAGCTGAGCGATAGAAGCAGATCCGCGAAGCTGTGCAATCGATGTTGCCGCCCCGTCTTCGTGGCCCTTACCTTCTGGCCGTTTCAAGTGGGACACAGCGAAGAGTACGATGCCGGTGTCCTGCGTGAGTGTGCGTAGCTTTGTCATGATCTCGTCCAGTGCCTTGCGCTCGTCGCCGTACTGACCACCAGAGACCAAGATGCTGATGTGGTCTAAGATAATCACCTTGCAGTCGAGCGCTTTAGCCATGAAGCGTACACGGCTGACCACTTGGTCAACAGTAGCGCCCGTGTCGAACGACGCGTCCATAATCATAAGCTGATCGTCACCAAACACACGGTCGAAGCTGGCCTTGTATTCCTCTGTACCGCGTTTAACGCTAGAGGTAGGCAAGTGTACCGGCGTGCTTAGATCAACGCTCATGAAGCCCTCGGCGGTCCGCTCAACGGCCTCCTCCATGAACAGGCAACCAATGCGGTGCGGCGTGGTCTTCTTGATGTGCATTACCACCTCGCGAAGGATAGACGACTTACCCAGACCAGAGCCCGCGCAGATCGTTATCAGCTCCGTAGGGCGGAAGCCGTAGGTTAGGGCGTTGATCGGTGCCCAAGGGTAGTAGCCAATGGCGTCAGGGCGCTCAGTGTTCAGCTTCTCCCATAGCTCAGCGCTAGACAGGACACCTTGCGGCGTATACTGCGAGGCCGACCAATAGAGGTCCGTGAACGCCTTAGACTCGCCGGTCTTGAGGTAGTCGCAGGCGTCCTTACCCGTGCGGGGATCAAGGCGCATGACGCGAAGCTTTCCAGCAAACACGTCTGCGGCCTTGTCGATCCCCGCCTTGCCTGCGTCGTCGGCGTCGAAACAAAGTACGATCTCCTCGAAGCCGTCCAAGAACTGGAAGCTATCCTTGAGATCCTTACCCGCCGCCGCCGCGCCGCCCTTAAGGGACACCACCGGAACCTTACCACCGAACATCTGATTGGCCGCTATGGCGTCTAGCTCGCCCTCTGTGATGACGATGCGGTTACGCTGGTGGTTGCCGTACTTCTGCTCACCAAAGAGGCCGGCACCTTTTAACTCACCGACAACGCGAAACGTCTTATTGTCCACGTTGCGTACCTTGAACGCACATGGGGTTGTATCGTCACCGCTGAAATAAGGGTATGCGTGTGTATTGTCACCAATAACCGCACCATAAAAGCTTACGTTACCGCTTGACAGCGAGCGCTGTGGGATGCTGGAAGGCTTACCATCGGCCCAAGCGCGTTGTAGGCGCTCAAGCTCTAAGTCCAGCGGCTTGTATTCAACTTGATTTGTCATACTCGGTCGGCCTCCTTCGCCTCTCTCGTAATGTTGGCATGAATAGCAGTATGTGTGTCCGTCGTCGTACTCCGCCACTGCGTCACTAGAGCCGCATTCGTCGCAGGGTAGCTTGGAGCGTATCACTTGGCTGTCATTTCTTTCCATCTCGGCCATCCTCTCCCCTCACGCTGAAGTGGTAGGGGTCCCTGTACTCTTCGACAGGCAGAATTTGGGGCGTATGTGCCCGTCGGACGCGCTCCCTAAAGAGGCGCTCTTCATAAGTCTCTGTTATTTCTTTGGCGCTGTCAACTCCTGAGAGTTTAGCGACCATATCTTGGAAGATAGACACTATAGGTCTCCTCTAATTAGGTTTAATAATACACAATGGTTTAAAGGACCTCTTGACAGATTTTGAGGTCGTTCATATAATGATTTTGAGCCCTTAAGGGATCTCTAAAGCCCTTCAAGCTTTTAATGGGATGTGATTAAGCTTTTGATGGTTTCCTTAGAGGAACCTTAAAGCTACTCTGTAGGTGTCGCCTTAGTCGCTCCCTCTTCTGTCGGCCACTTGCGTTTCATAGTAGACACAGCGCCCACCATCTCAGGGATCGGGTTGTATGGCACCCACTCAAGATGTCCACCAGCGTCTAAGTACTCTTTTACCTCATCCGCCAGTGCCGCAGACTGTGCCGTCTTGGCGGGCTTAAGGGGTGCGATAGCGTCGTCACTCCAATCAAAGAAATTATCCATTTGCGTCTATCTCCTCTAAGATAGTGTCTATTAGTTCGGCAATAACGACCAGCTCACCAGCTAAGTAATCGCTCTTGCTCTCTCGTATGTGTGACTCTACCTCCACCAGTAGGCGGACAGCTCCGCGCCCGTGGTGTTGCAGTAGTAGCTTCCGATGCGGTGCTGTACAGGGTCCATTAGTAGACATAGTTGATGTACTCCTTTTCTGTTTCGTCGTACTCACGGCAGAGGTCTGTATATTCCTCCTGTAAGCGGGCCAGTGTGTATTCTTCTGCCTCGCTGAGTCCGTAGTCTCTGTCCATCTTCACAAGCTTGCCCGCCGCGTCTTCAATCAAGTCGATCACGTCGGCCAGTGCGTCTTGTCGCTCGTTATAGTTCATCGTAGGTAATCTCCTGCTTTGCCGTCTAGCGGCCATACTTCAAAGTCTGAATTCTCTAGCGTCGAGCGGTAGAACACCTTAGCTCGCGCCCCTGTCTTAATGTTTAGCTCGATGGCGTACCTTGTCGCCGCTGT